CCGTCGCGTCAACGACCCGCCAAAACTCCAGCACCTTCGTGAAGCTGCCAGAGCTGATGAGGCCCGACCCGATTGTGGTCGGGGTGCCTTGGGTTTCGGACAGGTCCCGGATGATCCCGGTAGCACCGGGCTCATCCTGGGTGTCACGCAGGAAGTTGCGCGACAGGGCCAGGATGCCGGCGGTGGCATACACGAAGTCGAGGTCGGTGACGGTGGTCGGGGTCCCCACGCCCACCGAGGTCTCATCGGCCCGGTTGAGCGTGAAGTCCTCGACCATGGTGGCCGCGTCGGCCTGGGAGAACTCCCACCCGGATGCCGGGTCTTGGTCCCGCCAGTTGTCCAGATGCTCGTCGAGGCCGGCCGCCTCGATGGCAGCGTCGCCGAACGTGTCGGCCGCCCACGGCAACTCGTTGGCCCAGATCGCTGCGGCGGCGTAGTCGGCACCCGGGCCCTCACCGGAGGTCGCATCCTTGGTGCGGATGCTGCCGCCCGTGGGAGCCACCCAGTCCAACTGGGTGTCTACGGCATCGTCATGGACCCATATGCCGGTCGTAACGTTCTTGAGGCTGAACCGGGGGCGCACGTCCCCCGTGCCTTTGCGCGCGACCAGCAGGTGCCAGTCGTCGAAGGTGACAGACGGTCCCTCGGTGGCCCAGATCGAGGCACCCTTCCAAAAGGTGGTGCCGTTGCTGAGCAAGCCGACGCCACCGAGGTCCCCTCCGGTCGCGTCGTAAAGCTTCACGATCCAGCGGAACACCGTATCTGCGGACGGCCGGAACAAGACCGCAATCGTTCCGTACGTCGTCGCGTCGACACCGCCGAGCCCCGTGGAGAACGCTACGTCGTCGGCGTTGCCCAGCCTGCGGACGACGGTCGACACGGATCAGGCCCTACCGCAGGCCCTCGACGTCATCGGAGAAAGCCCGGAAGTCCTTCGCCGACGCGAGCGCCGCAAGGCCCAGGTAGATCTGCCGCAGCTGTTCGAAGTCGGTGATGGCCGAGCCGATGATGGCAGCGTCGCCTGCGGTGAAGCCGTACGTGGCTTCCAGCCCGGCGCCACCCACACCAGCGTGCCAGGCGCTGAACTGGGCAACGTCTGCGAACGTGTCGCGCAGCGACACCGCGAGCCGTCCGATGTTCTGGTTGATCTGATCCTTGGTCAACAACGCGCCGAAACCGGCAGCCATGATTGATCCCTTTCCTTTTACGGGTTACCGGCGGTGATGACGAAACTGGTCACGGACACGGCGCCGCCGGTGACGATCGACACTGAACTGAGGTTGAGGTCCGACCCGGATGTCCCCACGTCCCCATCGAGCACGTGGGTAGTCCCGTCGGACTGGACGAGGCGGAACCACGTCGCCGTGTCGGTGGCATCCGCCGCCGAGTCCTGGGTGATCGCGTTGGCAGTCAACACCCCACCGGAGGCGGCCGCCGCGAACGGACTACCGCAGGTCAGCTCCGCCAGCAGCGTCGTTGCCGCGCCGCCGGTGGCCGGCCGGGTGCCGTTGTAGATCCTCAGCAGCGCCGCGTTACCCGCCCGGGTGGTGATCGCGTCCAGCTTCGTGTCCCGCAGCGTTGCATGGTAGGCGATAGCCATGGCCTACTCCTCCCGCTGGTGTGCCTGGTGGTACGCCGCGGACACCTCTTCGGGAATGGGACCCCGCGCCGACACGGTGAGGCCGGCCTTAGCCGCCCACTCCCGGATCTGCTTCTTGGTCCCATCCGGCTCGTCGGCCGCCGTGGTCTGCCGTGGCGGCGCGGTGCGACCCTGCGGCGCGGTGTGGCGCGCCGCGCCCTCGTCGTCCGCGGACTCGGCGGCAGCGGACGCCCGGCGCGCGGCAGCGGCGAAAGCCCCATCCGTGTCCGCGGCGGCAGCCAACACCTTCCGCGCTGCAACCTGCCGATCGGTTGAACCCAGGCTCAGCGCGTTGGCCAACTCATTCTCAGCCTGGACGACATGCGTGGGGTTCCTACTCATAGCGACTCCTAGCTGTACGTGAACGCGGTGGTCTTCTTCACGACACCACCCGGGGTGACGACCGTGACCGTCACCGCACCGGCGCCATGTGCTGGGGTTGTCACCACGACCGACGTGTCACTTGTGACGGTCAGCCCGGTGCCCGGGACGTCGTCGAACAGCACCGCGACGACGCCGGACAGGTCGGTGCCGGTGACGGTCACCGCGGTGCCGCCGGCCGCGGCACCGCTGGTCGGCGACAGAGCCGGCGAGGCCGTCGGCGCCGGGTACGCCGGCGAGGTCGAGGTGGCCGCCCTGACGACCTTGCCCAGGGTGACGGCTCTCTGGTCTGGCATGGCTTAGCTCTCCTCTGCTCCAAGGCCGACCGATACCGGCGCTGGTGCCGTTGGCTCCTTGGTGAACACTCCGAAGCCCAGCGGGCGCGCCCGGCGTGAGGTGATGACCCGGCCAACACCACCGGTCAGGTCAGCCCAGAACCGGGGCACGTCAACCCGCTGGTCCCACACGTTCAACACGTCGTGGAACAGGACCAGGCCACCTGGACGGACCACCGGGGAGTACATCTCGTAGTCGGCACGCACGCCGTCATAGCTGTGGTCCCCGTCGATGTGCAAAACGTCGACCTGGCACCCGTCGAGCTGGTCGATCAGCCACGCCACAGACAGCGGGTCGTGCGAATCGGCGCGCAACACCACCGCGCCGTGGTCGGTCAACGGGTACTGCTGGCCGCCGGTGGCCGGAGAGTTGTCGACCAGCGTGATCCCGTAAACCCGGTCGCACAGCTGTCGCCAGCAGTACAGGGTGCCACCGGCATCACAGCCGATCTCAACGATGACCGCCGGGGCTATAGACGCGACCAGCGCTAACGCCTGAGCCAACTCGTTCTGACGCTGCGATGCACCATGATGCTCGTAGGCGACCCGCGCGATCTCGTGCGGGTTCACAGGCGCACGGTATTGATCCGGTAGTTCAGGTGCACTGGCCGGATGCGCCATACGATCGGGATCTCCCGCCTGGTCTCGCGGTAGTGCCAGCCGGCGAATGCGGTGTCGTCGAAGTTGGCGCCCGGGTTGGCGTCTGCGAATCCGCGGATCAGTTCCCGCGGCAGGTAGGTCATGCCGAATCCGAACAGGTGACAGGTCGGCTCACCCTTGGCGACGTAGCGTAGAACGTCGCCGTCGTAACGGCGCATCGGCCACGTGATGCCAGGCAGGCCTGGGCGCGTATCAGGGTAGATCGGGTATGGCGCCACCAGAACCCGCTCTGGTGCTGCCCGTGCCATGCTGGCGAACTCCGCCAGGTCCTCCCGGGCGACGGCGATATCCCAGTCCAGGTTCAGAACATCGTCGTCGAGCTGAACGATCCCCCGGTAGTCGTAGTCGTCGACGGCGACGCGGGGGGCGTCGTCGCAAACATACGCCCGACCGCCAGGTGGTCGGGACGGCCATGAACGCACCAGCCTCATGGCCGCCCCTCCCACGATCAGGTCAGGATCAGAATACCGGGGTCACAAGACCGGTACCGGTGATCTCCTGGTGGCTGTTCGCGTAACGCCGCAGCGTGTACGCGAAATAGCCATAAAGGACGAGCAGGACGCCCAGGTTTGCGGCCTTGGCCTGCTCAGCCCTGATGAACTGTGGCGCGCCCGGGTCCTCCCACAGGAACGACTCCTCGGTCGGGGCAACGACGATCGAGTCCTCGTTCGTGCCGGTGCCCAGGTTGACCGGCATGTTGTTGTCGACGATCACCACCATGCCGTTGGGCAGCAACCCGCGGAAGCCCGACCCGTACCGCTCGGCGAAGTTGACGCCGGCGCTCTGCGGTGGGATGCCCTGGTTGGCGATCATCGGCCAGGTGTTGGTCATCTCCTTGGACAGCCAGTACCACCGGCGGGAGTGCATGACCACCACGTCCGGGTCGGCCTGACCCAGCAGTGCCGCCTCCGAACCGGCCGCGCCCGCCAACAGCTTCGGGTACAGCTCGGCACCGCTGGGTGAGGTGTCGGTGTACGCGATGTCCGTGGCCACCGCCAGCAGCCCAGTGGTCGCCTGGTTGACGATCGTCGAGTCCAGTGTGGTGGCCCACCTGCGCTGCAGGTCCATCATCACGACGTCCTCGATGCCGGTGCCCCGGTCGATCGCCTGCCGGCTCAGCGTCTGCTGCCCGGCCGCGGTCTGAACGTTCTCCGTCAGGAGCGTGTCGTCCATGCTGGTCGCCGACGCGGCGTCGAGCTCGTTGGCCTGCAGCGCCACCGACGATGCCGTGGTGATCCGTGAGATGTTGACCGTCATGCCGTTGGCTGGCAGCGGCAGCTTGGTCATCGCATCCGCGAACGGCCTTCGCGCGGCCACCGCCGGTGCGAACATCTCGGTCAGATACTGCGGAACGGTCAGACCTGCGAACGCGCCAGTGCCGGCGTCGCCGGCGGCCCGCTCCAGGTAAACCCCCCGCTCGACCCGCTCCTCGGCCATGTGCCGGGACAGCCGCATCTCGGCGTCCAGGTCGCGGTAGAGGAACGAGCGCACCAGGTCCCGGATGAACGGTCCGCCGCCGCGGGTGTTGCCCTTGTGGTAGGTCCGCTCCTCGCTGCCCACCCGGGCCACCCGGTCGTAGGCCGGCTTGGCACCCGCGGTGGTCTTCGGATCGGCGGCCCGCTCCTGCAGCGCCCGGTCCGCATCCTCTTCGCGGGACTTGGCTTCCTTGAGCTGAGCCAACTTCCGGGCCGCGCCCTGCACGTCCTGCTCGGCGCGGGTGTGCGACTCCATCGCCGCGGTGACCTCGGCATCCTCATCCTCGGTCAACTTCGCCCGCGCCTCCTGACGCGCCTTGTCGTGGATGTACTTGACCGTCGCGAGCGACTTCTCGCGACGCTTGATCGCCTGATCCTGCTCCACTTGAGCGGACAGGATCAGTTCGTCGAATGTTGCCATCGGACAGTGCCTCTCAACTTGTAGGGATTTGGGAATCCCCACGCGCGACACCGAGCCGAATCTTCGGTGCGTCGAGCGGCCCTGCTACGTCATCTGCGAGCCAGGTATGGGAAGAAGAAGATCAATGACCGACGGAGGCGATCCACGCGTCTAGCGAGGTCACCGACCGTCCGGTCAGCTTGTTTGGGGGCTCTGCGATGGCCACCGCTATCTCGGTGGCCGGATCGGCTGATCTCGCCTGCGCCTGGCCCAAGTCGGTCCTGTTGGTCAACCGGTCGAGTGCGGCGCGAGCCACACCGGCCGGAAGCTTGTCGAGTTCGTCGAGGATCTCGCGGCCACGAGCCGCGATGGAGGTGTACGGGTTGGCGCCGTAGTTGACGGCGGACACGTCGCCGCGGTCCACGTTGTATACGTTGATCCGAAACTCGGTGTAGTCCGGGGACCACTGCCCAGCCTCGATCATGAACGCGAACGACTGCTCGGTGATCGTGCCGTCCTCGATGCCGAGCACCAGGTCCCGGACGTCCTGCCGCTGAGGGTTGAGCCACGCCCGGTCGCCCATGCCCATGTCGTCGGACCACAGTTCCAGCGTGTTCGCGAGCGTCCGTGCCATAGACAGACCGCGGTGGTTGGTCAAGAACACCACGTCGGGACTGGCCTCCAGGGTCTGCTCACCGGCGCCCATGGAAACGATCTCGGTGTAGGGCCCGGCCCAGTCCCACATCTCGTAGCCGCGCTCGTACACCGTGGCGTAGCCCTCGACGACGTGGAACTGCTTGCCGTCGCGTTCTTTCTTCATGGCCCGCAGCCGTGGTGGCATCGTGGCCACCGCACCGGTGCGGGCGTCGCGGGCGCGGGCCAGCCACTGGGTGCAGACCGCGCGGGCCTGGCCACCGGGTGGCTCATCGGCGGCCGTCGTCTTGGAGCGTGCCTCGGCTGCCCGCAGCCTGGCCTCCGCGGCCGGTGACGCCTGAGTGTTCTCGCCCACCATCGTCTCCTCGCTACGACCCCGCATCAGGCGACGTCCTCGAATGTCGGCGGCCGCGGTGCCGGCACCGACGACCACGGGGACACCTGCTGCCACGGCGGCTCCGGGTCCGCCCGTTCGTCGCGGGCCGTCGTCTCAACGTTGGTCCGCGGTACGCCGAACAGCCTGACGAACTCGGCTTCCTGCTCGCTGGTCAGCGGCGCCCGGTCGTCCAGCTCACGCGCCTCGGTGACGGTCATCCGGCGATGCTTGATCGCCTCGTCCATCATCTTGGCCCGCTTCTCCGGGTCCATCCGCAGCAACGCATCGGTGTTCAGCTTCACAAACCGGGGCCTGGGAAGAAGCTTGCTGAGGTTCTTCTCCCTGCGGTTCACCGCCGGACCCAGATGCAGGATTAGGAAGTCGAGGTGCCGGCTGGTGATGTTCTCGTACCGGACACTGCCGCCGGCTGACACCGCCGCCTCGATCATGTCCGCTGGCACGCCCAGGAACCGGGAGATGTCGGCCAGGCCGTACTTGCGGCCCTCCAGCCACTCCATGCCCATCTGCTGGCTCTGCAGCGGGTCGTACTCCCAGTCCCGGCCGGTGATCAACACGTCGCCGTTGGCGATGTCCGCCTGGTAGCGGGCCTTGATGGCCGACGACTCGCTCGGTGAGAGCGTCTTCCCCTTGTTGCGGAACCACGACTTGGGCACACCGCCGCCGCCGAACCAGTCAAGGGCGAACTGCTGCGCGCTGAGGTACTCGCTCACCGACCATGCGGCGTAGGCGATCGGCGACAGGCCCACGGGCAGCCCCGACACGACGTACTGCCGCTCATGCCACACCTGATCCGCGGTGTAGTCCTTGCCCTTCACCCGGTAGCGCAGCTCACCGGACTCCGCCAACTCCCGCACCGACCAGTCGCCCAGACTCTGCAGATCGATCCGCGACGGCAGATTCAAACCGTTCCGCTCGGTCACCAGCCCGAGCACGTTCCCGGCCCGGTCAAGGTCCACCTGGCTGGCGTACATCCAGTCCTGGTAGTCCCACCGCTCCCCGCCCGGGGTAACCAGCACCGCCGGCTTCGGCCACTCCGCAGGCCGTTGGCCCTTGACCCGGACGAACGTGTCGCATGGGAACGTGGAGATCAGGTCGGCGCGGATGCGCAGGCACGCCCACACCGCGGAGTGCCGCATCGCCGAGTCGGAGGTCACCGCCACCACACCCCGGCGCCCGGTGCTGCCCGGGCGCGGAGGAATGTCCCCGTCGAACAGCGGCGGGCCAGTGATGGTCGAGGTGCGCCGGTGGCGGGTGAACAGGCTCACCGATGGCCACCCGTCCACACCATCAGCACCGAACCACCCACGACCAGCAGCCCGGCCGCCGCCGCCCCGACACCGGTGGCGACCAGATCGGCGCCCAGCCCGGCCCAGCCGGCCACGGCCATACCGCCGCCGGCGGCCAGGACGAGCAGGCCCAGCGTGTCAAGCGACGTGGTGATCTTGTCCCGCACTGGGCCTCCCCTCCGTCAGTCAGCAAGGATGCGCATCAGTAGAGGTCCGGGTATCCGTTCTCGCACCACCAGCACACGTGCTGGTCGTGTTCGGTCCCGATCCGGTTGCAGTGCCGCCGGTGCCCGGCGCACACGTACGTCACACACTCCTCGGGGCACCCCTGGGCGATCAGCGTGCGGTCAATCCGCTCCGTCGCCGTCTCCACATCAGGCTCCATCTCGAAGACCACATCACTGAGAACCGGCAGCGACTTGGACGGCGTGTCCGTCAGATCTACCGGCGGATAGTCCGGCACAACCTCACCGGGAGCAGGCGCAGGGCACCACCACAGCGTCACGCCACCGCTCCCTCAATAGAAACTTGCCAGAATGTCATAATCCGCGTCGGCCACCAGATGCGCTCGGGTTTCATACGCCCAACGGGCCGTGGTAAGCGACACAATCGGGGCGATCACCGACCGGGAGTCCTTCGGCGCCCACGCGATCGTGTCGCCCGACATCCGGGTTCGCGCACCCACCGCCGACTCGTCCAGATCATCGGAGGGCACCACCCGCAGCGTCTCCTGACGCACCGCGTCAATCAGCTGCCCACACGCCGCCGCCATCGACGTAGCCGTGGTCACCGCCAGATCCCCACGCGCCGGCTCGTTCGGATGCAACGGGTCCGCACACTTCGAGGCCTGGCACGGCTCCGGCACCTCGATTCCAACCTCGGTCAGATCCTCCTTCAGGCTCTGGTAGGTGCCGCGGCCCATGCCGATCGCCACCGGATCCAGCGCGTCCTTCCACTCGACCAGCCTGCCCACCAGCCAATCCGTACCCGGCCGGTAGTCCACCAACTGCCCGTGCCCCAACTCGTCGCCGCGCAGCCCGTACACCGAGATCGCCGCGTAATCCCGCAGCGGGGAGATGTCCGCGCCCAACGCCACGTCACCCGAGCGCTGCGAGTCCGGGTCGTGCAGCTTCCCCCACTGCGCCGCGGTGATGATCCCCTCGGTCAGATCCGGCACCCGCTGGCAGAGCACCTCGGTCCGGTGCACAGCCTCCGGGTCAGTGCTCAGCGACGACTCGACAGCACCATCGGTGATCGTGTACCCGAGCGCCGGGTTGGCCTGCGCCCGGGCCCGCGGATCCCGCAGCCGGCAATCAGCGGCGTGAGGCGCATCCGGCGACCTGCGCACACATGTACACCGGACGTCATCCGCGGCCGACCATTCGAACAACCCCAGCTGCGGATCTGCCGCCGGGTCCTCGGCTGCCTTCCGGCCCTTGGCCTGAAGATCGTTGAGCACCACCGACCGGTCGTCGCCGGCATTGGAGAACGTCCACACCTGGGCGTTCGGCTTGGCCATCGTCGTCTTGGTCAGCGCACCCCACGCCAGCCAGTCCAGATGCTCGCGCAGCTCGTCCAGGTTCACATCGTCGCCGGCCTTACCACGACCACCCCGCCGTGAGGTCGTGACAACCTTCCAGCGGGAACCGTTCGTGAGCCGTAGCGCCTTCTTGCCGTTGGTCCGATCAACGTGCGCCAACTCGGAGTGGAGTTCCGGGTTGGACTCCACCATCTCGACCGCGGTGTCCCACGCCTCCTCCGCAGTGTCGAGATCCTGGGCGGTGGCAATCACCAGGCGAACCTGACGGACGAACATCTTCCACAAGTTCTTGACCACCAGGGTCAAGGTCTTGCCATTCTGGCGCGCCACCAGAACCACGATCACGCGGAACCGGTATCGGCCGTCCGCCAGCAGCTCCAAGCCGTGGATCAACAACCACCGCTGCCACGGCAGTAGCTCAATCCGCAGGATGTCCCGCGCGAACTCGACCGCCGAGAACCCAAGCGACGTCTCCGGCGTCAAGGCGCAACCACAACCGCATGGCCCCGGCCGTCCCGTGACCAGCGGCCGGGTCCAGACCCTAGGAGTCGTCTTCCCCCTCAGCGGCGGCGCGTAGCTGTGCAAGGCGCCCCCCGATCGGCTTATCCGGTCTCATCGCCTTACGCGCCGCCGGTGTGCCGCCCAGATCACGCAACACACCCTGCAACTGCGGGCCCAGCCAGCCGACCGTCTTGGTGATGTCGCACTGCGCCTCGAGCTTCTGCAGCCGCTTCAAAGCGATGATGCTGTCGCCTAGCTCGCTACGCAGATCGGCGAACTCCTCGGCCCGGTCTACCGCTTTCTCGATCTCCTCGGCCTGCCGCAGCGCCAACGCCTTCAGCCCGCCGTCGGAGTCCTTCAGCCAGTCCATCGCCTCGACCGCCGTCCGGACGGAATCCCGTAGGTCCGGGACGGGCTCGCGGGCCGAGTGAGCCGGGACCGACTTGAGCCGCCGCTTCGGTGGCACCCCTTACCTCCTGGTATTGATCCGGCACGGGGGGTGACGGGGGGGGATTTAGCGCCATGGC